ATAAAGGTATTGGGTACTGCTATCGGACTTGTCGAAAAGTTCCGCAAGTCTTACACAAACTTCCTAGCAGGTGGCGATGTCAATGCCATGATGGAAAGCGCTAATCAGCAAAGTACTAATCGTTCAGCATCTCCGGCAGGTACAGCACAGCGCACAGCGCAGCAGCGAGCAGCAGAAGCGACAGCAGCCAAGCGAGCCAAGGAGTTAGCAGCCTTGCAGACTAAGCAGGTTAAGTCTCAGAAGGCTTTGACTGACGAGCAGAAGAAGCAGAACGCTCTTAAGAAGGCTGGCTCAATCTTTGACCTAGAGCAAGTGCAACTCATTGCTGCCCTTAAGGGTAAGTTATCTGATGAAGATCGTAAGCGAGTAGAACTCCAGTTTGCTTTGATTACTGGCAATGTATCAGAAGCCAAGAAACTAACTAATGAAATAGCAGTTGCTCAAGGCTTAGGCGAGAAGCTCGCAGGATACCTAGCAAGCCTTCCAGATGCTAAGAACCCGTTTACTTCATGGGGAGCGTACCTCGATATGCTTGCCAAGAAGGCTTCTTTAATAGTTACGGGCGATCCTAATTTCAACAGTTCTTTAGGCTGGAATAACAATCCTTCATTCCCTGAGATACCTGAAGTTCCAACAACTAATGTGACACCATTCCCTAGATCAACTCCGGGCAGTTTCCGTAGAGCAGAAGAACAATCTAACCTGACTGGACCGATTCAGGTATCTGTTAATATCGATGGCAAAGCTATTGCAACGGCTTTACAAGATACTTCGCTCTCAGGAGTCTCATCGAGCGTTAATAGAACCTACGGAAGTTTCGCTGGTCGATGACTCTTCCCGCCGAGATATCCGTATCTTTCGACTTTAGTTCCGGTGCTACTTTTGGCTACCCGTTTACTATCGGCGATGCTAAATACGGAGTTCTAGGCACAGGCACACTTGGCTCTTCTACAGTTCCAGTTCCGATTGTCGATCTAACTCCTAATGTCATCAACATAACTATTAACCGCGGCAGAGATATCCAAGCCGATACCTATATCGCTGGCACAGCCGTTGTACGCATCACAGACCCAGACTCTTACTTCAACCCACAGAACACAGCCAGCCCGTATTACGGCTATTTAGTGCCTTTGCGCAAGGTGCGTATCTCAGCTACAACAGCCACAGCGCAGGAGTTCTTATTCTCAGGCTATACAACTGAGTACCGTTACACCTATGACCAAGCCGAGCAGATGGGCTATGTCGATATCTATATCGCCGATGCCTTCCGCTTGTTTAACTTGGCTCAGATAACAACAGTTGCTGACTCAGGCGCAGGACAGGCAACCGGCACACGCATAGGCAAGATACTAGATCAGGTGGACTTCCCTTCCAATATGCGCACAATCGCTACTGGACAATCTAACTGCATCGCTGACCCAGCGACTCTACGCACAAGCCTTAACGCAGTTAAGAACGCAGAGTTCTCAGAGCAGGGCGCGTTCTTTATCAATGGCTCAGGCACAGCCGTGTTTAAGTCTCGTAACGAGGTTGCTTCATCTATCTCTGGCACTCCTATTGAGTTTAACCAGACCGGCGATATCCCTTACAAAAACCTAGTCTTTGCCTTCGATGACAAGCTCATCATCAATCAAGCGCAGATGACCCGCGTTGGCGGCACAGCTCAGTTTGCACAGAACACAGACAGCATTGCTAAATACTTCCCTCACCAGTACAGCGCACAGGATTTAGTTATCGATACCGATGCCAATGCCCTGAACATCGCTGCAACCTATGTAGCCACTAGAGCTGAGACAACTATCCGCATTGACCAGATGCTCGTTGATCTACTAGACCCAGCAGTACCTACTGACACAATGATTGGCTTGGATTACTTTGACAATCTAAGAATCAGCAATATCCAGCCAGACGGCTCTACCATCGTTAAGACTCTGCAATGCCAAGGCTTATCGTGGAATATCAGCCCTAACAGCATGAGCGTTACAGTTACAACACTTGAGCCCATAGTCGATGGGTTCATCATAGGCAGCGCAGAACGCGGTATAATTGGCGTGTCTGCAATGACATACTAGGAGATAAATAATGGCAGCAGGACAAGGTTTTATTGAATTCTCGACAGGAGACGTACTCACGGCTGCTGCCGCTAATGGTTATTTAGCGTCTCAGGTGGTTATGGTCTTTGCAGATGCAACAGCTCGCACATCTGCTATCGCTAGCCCACAAGAGGGCATGTTTTCTTACCTAAAAGACACTAATACTACGCAGTATTATTCGGGGTCAGCTTGGGTAACCATTGGTGGGGCTAGCAGTAGCGGTTTAACAAAAATTCAAACTGGAACATTTACTTCAAGTTCAGCCGTCAATGTTAACTCGGTTTTTAGCGCAACGTATAAAAATTATATGTTTGTAGCTGAGGTGACCAACTCAAGCAACGATAACGATGTTCGATTAAGATTGCGATCTTCAGGAACAGATGCCACAACTAATTACTCGATTCTGGGAGCAATTTCAGCAGGGGCAAGCGTAAGCGCAGATAACTCTACAGGCAGTTTCCCAGTAATTAGAGCTGGTGGCACAACAATGGGATTCGGTGACGCAATAATTTTTAGCCCATTTACTGCAAGTTATACAGGCTGGACTTCAACATCAATTGGTGCTGCTGGTTATTGGGCAAGCCAGAGTGGCAGACATACAGCAAACACTTCTTATGACGGATTTTCTTTGATTCCAAGTTCAGGAACAATTACAGGAACTTACACACTTTACGGAATGGAAGCATAATATGACAAAACTTTTCATTACTGAGGATGGCGAACGAATCGAAGCAACTGGCGAAGTGCTGCAACAGATTCTTGATACTCAGGCAGAGTTTGAGAATATGCGCCTTGTCAAGGAAGCCGAAGAATTAGCTAAGGCAGAAGCCAAGGCTGCTCTACTTGAGCGTTTGGGAATTACAGCAGACGAAGCTAAACTCCTACTGGCATGAGCCCTAAGTTATGCAAAGCCGGTCAGCAGTTAAGGCTTCAGATAGATGATTCTTACGCGTCAAGAGATAAGTCCAGCGATGGCTGGCTTGGCGACTATCGTCATTCAACGCGTGCTTCTGACCACAATCCTGATAAACAAGGTATCGTCAGAGCCATTGATATTGACAGGGATTTATCTGGAAAGAAAAAGCCTGACCTCATGCCTGACCTTGCAGATCAGATTCGACACTCAGCAAAGTCTGACAAGCGCATTGCTTACATCATATTCGCAGGAAAGATTGCTTCCCCTCGCATGGGGTGGCGCTGGCGCAAGTATTCTGGAATCAATCCGCATGACCATCATTGCCATATCTCTTTCACTACAAAGGGCGATACAGACAGTTCGTTCTTTTCTATCCCCATGTTAGGCGGCACAGTATGAACATGAAGCACCCAGCAATAGTTTCTCTTGGAGCGTTCCTAGCAGTCTGGGGTACAACCTCAAACTTTGCTTTGGACTATCGCTCAATCCTCGGTTCAATCGTGGCAGGAGTCTTTGGTTACGCGAGCCCTAAACGATGAGCCAAGAGAACTTCTTTACTCTTTACTTTGCTAGCTTGGCTGTTATTGGCGGCTTGGCTGGGTATGTCATTACTCATTTACTCTCTGAAATTAAGAGACTTAACTCGCGTGTCGATGAGATTTACAACATACTTCTAGATCGATAATAAAGCCATGGCGAGAACTAAGAAGGTCATTGACCTTGATACATACTCAGCTTTAGATGCTTATTGCATTGCTCTGCATGTTTACTACACCAGTCTGCGCAAGGCTGGATTCTCTACAGATATGGCTTTCTGGCTTCTGTTAGATCGTGAGTCCTATCCTGACTGGATTCTGCCAGTTAAGCCCATCGAGAAAATATCGGGTAATGACTACGATGATGATGACGAGGACTAATGAAGCGCACAGTCGTAATACCTGACTTGCAAATCCCGTACCACGATTCACATACTGTTTCCAATATTGTCCGTTTCTTGAAAGTGTTTAAGCATGACTCAGTTGTAATTCTTGGTGACGAGCTAGACCTTCCCCAAGTAAGCCGTTGGGAAGAGAATAAGATGGGCTGGTTTGCTCAGACCCTAGACGATGATCGCAACGAGGCTATAGAAGTTCTCTGGTCATTAACCCAGTATGCCAAGGAAGCCCATGTGACTCGTAGTAATCACACAGATCGCTTGTATAACGTCATCATGCGCAAGATACCTGCTTTCCTAGCTCTGCCTGAATTAAAGTACGATAAATTTATGAAGTTCGAGGAGATTGGCATTGAGTACCATCGCAAGCCATACGCCATTGCTAAGGGCTGGGTAGCCATTCATGGTGATGAAGGCGCACTCAACCCTAACGCCGGTCTCACCAGCTTGGGCTTAAGCCGTAAGATGGGCTTAAATGTAATTTGCGGGCATACGCATAGAGCCGGTCAGAGTGCCTTTTCTGAGGCTTCTGCGGGGGTTTTAAGACGTGTACACCGTGGAGTTGATGCCGGACACCTAATGGACATTAGAAGGGCGCATTACGTTTCTGCTCCTAACTGGCAGCAAGCCTTCCAGATCATGACAGAAGACGAGCGTGGAGTCCAGATTGACATGATTAACATAGAGAAAGACGGTACGTTCATTGTCCACGGCAAACGGTACGGGCGAGTTCGCTAGTCCTCAGTTTGAAGACGAAGACCCGTCTCAAATCGTTATCGTTTCGTTATCTAAAAAAGGCGGCTGTCGCATACGCCTGATGTAATCTAGCCCTAACAACAACAGAAAGGGCTCAATCATGACAGTATTACAGTTGATCCTATTAGCTTCTCATTTGCTAATTGGGGTCATTTGCTACACAGATGGAAAGCGCACAGGATATCTTGAAGGGCGCAAAGCAGTTAGAAAGCATTACGAGCGACTTCAACAGGTTAGCCGATGAACGCCCGTGATTACCTCAACGAAGCGAGAGCTACTATCCAAGACCGAGGACTTGATTACGGTCACCCTTCAGACAATATGCAAAGAACCGCCGCACTTTGGAGTTCATACCTCGAGATGCCAATTACAGATTATCAAGTGGCGATGTGTATGGCATTGGTCAAAGTCGCAAGGTCAATGGAGACTGCTAAGCCAGACACTTACATCGACCTCGCAGCGTATGTTGCCATAGCCGGTCAGCTACATACAGAGGAGAACGATCTATATGTTTAACCTAGAAGATTACGAGACGGTAGAAGAAAGACTTATTAAGTTTTGGAAGGAGCACCCAGATGGGCGAATTAGCACAGTATTGGTCGAGGCAACTGCTTCACGTTTTATCGTACAGGCTTACATAT